CCGAGGTGAACGGCCTGATCCAGGCCACGCGCAGCAACAAGAACGACCAGAAGGCCATCCAGATCGCCTCCAAGGCGAAGTCCGTGGCCCGGAAGTTCCAGGACATGCTCATCAACGGCACGGGCAGCTCGAACCAGTTCTCGGGCATCCTCACCCTGGCCACCGCCGGCCAGAAGATCTACGCCGATACCGCGGGCGACGACACCAACGGCGGCGTCCTCAGCTTCGCCAAGCTGGACGCGCTCATCGACCTGATCGCGGACAAGGCGAAGCCGGACGTCCTGGTCATGCACGCCCGCACGATCCGCAGCCTGCGTGCCCTTCTGCGCGCTGCGGGCGGCGCCGGCCTGATGGAGACCCTCGAGCTGCCCCACGGCTCCCGGGTGCTCTCCTACGGCGGCATCCCGATCCTTCGGAACGACTGGATCCCCACCAACCAGACCCGCGGCACCGCCTCCGGCGTCTGCACCTCCGTCATCGCGCTCACCTTCGACGACGGCTCCGGCAAGGTCGGCATCGCCGGCATGTACCCCTCCACGATGCCCGCCGGCATCGACGTCCAGGAAGTCGGCGTCGCCGAGGCGAAGGACGAGACCATCACCCGCGTGAAGTGGTACACGGGCCTGGCCAACTTCTCCACCCTCGGCATCGCGGTCCTGGGCGGCGTCACGAACTAACCCACCCCCTGGAAGGCCCCGCTCACCCGGGGCCTTCCTTCCATCCCCTGGAGAGTCCATGAAGCTGTATTTCCCCTTCAAGACCGCCCCCGCTGGCGCCGGGCCGTTCAACCGAGGCACCGCGGGCTTCGTCGAGGTCATCGACGGGGTCGCCGAGCTGGACGACCGCAACCCGAACACGCCCGACCTGAAGCAGTGCCTGATCGACTTCTACGGCGCCAGGGACACGCCGTTCCCGGAGCCCAAGACGGCCGCCCCCAAGCCGGCCGGCCCGAGCGCGCCCCCGAAGTGACCCCGCCGCACCTTCGCGGCGCGACGCCCCTCCCCTGGTAACATGGAGGGGCGTCGCTTTGTCTGGAGGCTCCGATGGCGTTCACCCCCGAAGATGGCACGGGCCTGTCCTCGGCCAACAGCTTTTGCGACGTGGCCTTTGCCGACACCTACTTTGCCGACCGGGGCAATCCGGAGGCCTGGGATCAGGCGGACACCGCCGCGAAGGAAGTGGCCCTGGTCACGGCCACGGACTACGTCGACCTTCGATTCAACTGGGTGGGCACGAAGGGCACTTCGGAGCAGGCCCTGACGTGGCCTCGGTACTCGGCCTACGACCCCGACGGGCACCTCCTTCAGGGCGTGCCGGAGCCCCTGAAGAAGGCCGTCTGCGAGTACGCCCTCCGGGTTCTGCAGAGCGTGTCGCTGGCCCCGGACCCCGTGTACCAGGACTCGAACCAGCTGGTCAGGGAGAAGACCGAGATCATCGGACCCATCACGGAGACCACCAAGTACTTCGACGGGGCGCCGCCCCTGGACATCCGGGAGTACCCCACCGCGGACGTGCTCCTCACGCCCCTCATCCAGAAGAAGCGTTTCTGGGGCCGAGCATGACCGCAATCCTCGCCATCCGGACCGGCGGCGTAAGCTACATCGCCGCGGACAGTCGCCTGGCCTCCGAGGAGTCGGGGGCGTGCGACGGACAGCAGAAGCTGTACCGGGTCGGCGCTGGCGTGGTGGGCCTTGCCAATTCGGCCAGGCTGGGGTACCTCTTCGAGCGCAACAAGGAGCTCTTCGACGGGGCATTGACGCCCTGGTCCTTCGTCGATGCCATGAAGAAGGCCATCACGGACGATGAGTGGCGGTCCCCGGACCTCACCGCCGAGGACGAAGGCTTCCAGCCTGTCACCTACGAGGTGGAGTTCCTGCTGGCCACCAGGGAGGGCGTCTACCACATCGACTCCACCCTGACCCCCGGCAGGATCATGGACGACAGCTTCTTCTCCGCGGGCGGGGCAGGCCTGCTTGCGCGGGCCGCGGCCCAGGTGCTCTGGGACACGTCACCCAAGGCACGGGAGCAGCCTGCCTGGATGCTGCAGCGGGCCCTTGCCACCGTGACCAAGATCGACAGCAGTACCGGGAAGCCCATCTTCGTGGAGGTGGTGAAGTGACTGCGCCCAAGGACTACACCAAGTCCATCGCCACTGCGAAGAGGTTGATCGAGAAGTTCGGTCGCTCCATCACTCTGCGCCGTCGAGCTCTGGACCAGTCCCAGACGGACACCAACCAGCCGTGGAAGGTCACGGCAGCTGCCCCGACGGACGTTGAGACCTACGGGGTGTTCATTGACCCTCGGAACTCCGAGGACAACTACGACTTCGCGATCAAGAGCGAGTACCGCACGGACCGTGTCCGCATCGACCTCCACATCATCGTTCCGTCCCTGTACGACGGGTCGACCGATGCTCAGGTCGAACCCGGTGACTTGGTCGTTGACGCTGTCCGAGGGAAGACCTACACAGTGATCACGGCCTCGCCGCTTGCCCCCGGGGACCTCACCTGTGCGTGGATCCTCCAGGTTCAGCTCTGATGGGACTGGAGTCCGTCTTCCGGCAGATCGCGGAATCCATTTCCCGGGAGGCAGACCTTGCCGTGCGCGGGGGCGCAGCGGAGATGCACGAGTACATGGTCTACCGGGCCCCCGAGGACACGGGCAGGCTGGAGAACAACTTCATCATCACCAGGGACGCGCCGGCATCGTTCTCCACCCCGGGGCCCTCCAACAAGCAAGCGGCCATCGAGGGGCAGCACGAGCGCATCGCACGGGTGGGCGCCGGGGACGTCATCTTCTTCACCAACTCGGTCACCTATGCCCCGCCCTTCGAAACGGGGGAGAAGCGGCCCAGGGCGGGAGGGAGCTCCGCGGGCATGATGAGCAACGCCATCTTCCGGTTTGATGTGGGGGCCCAGTATGCTGTGAAGCGAGGAGAATGGCGATGAGCACTACCTTTGAGAAGATCCAAGAGGCCCTGTTCGCGGCGCTGAAGACGGCGCTGAACACCACCCCCATCGCTTGGCCGAATGTCCGGTTCGAGCCCACCGCCGACCAGGCCTTCGTCGAGGTCTACCTGGACCACAAGCCGGCTCGGAGGCTGACCATCGGGGAGAACCCCTGGATGGAGTACCGGGGGATCCTGCGGCTGCACATCGCAGTCCCGGTCCATGGCGGCGCGAACCCCGCCGCGGTCATCCAGGACGCCATCGGAACGGCATTCTACTCGGGCGCTGTGGTGAACGCCTCCCCCGTGAGCGTTCGGATCGAGGCGTCCTACCCCGACCGGGGTTTCCAGCAGAAGACTTGGTCGATCTTCCCCCTTGAGGTACGATGGGTCTGTGAGGTTCAGGGCTAGCCGCCCGACCGTCTTCCCCCCCGGAGGTATCCCCATGGCGATGGCCAGTGGTTCTCGTGTCCGGCTGTCCTACGGCGAGGAGGTCACCTTCGGTGTGGTCCCGGCTGTCGCCTTCAATCAGATCAGCCACAACAACGCCACCCCCAACCTGAAGTTCGACAACTTCAGGTCCAACCGGGTCGATCCCACCCGGAACATCCTCGACTTCCGCCACGGCATGAAGAAGGTCGACTCGGCCATCGGGTGCGAGATCGCCCATGGCGCTCACGACGACCTGTGGCGTTTCGCCATGGGCAGCGCCTGGACCGCCGACCGCCTGGACATCGGCACGAGCCTCTACACCTTCTGTCTCGAGCAGGCCTTCCTTGACCTCGGCAAGTACCGGGTGTTCAAGGGCTGCGCCATCAACGAGATGGAGGTCGAGATCAAGCCGGACGGCATCTGCATGGTGAACTTCGGCATCATCGGCCGCGACGCCGCCGCCTTCCAGGGCACCACCTTCTCCACCGGCGCCGTCGTGGTGCCCACCGCCGGTTCGGTCATGGACGCGCTCACGGCCACCATCACCGAGGGCGGCAGCGGCATCACCACGATCACGGGCGTCAAGTTCAAGCTGTCGAACGGCCGTTCCACCGTGGGTGTCGTCGGGTCGCGCCTGACCCCGGCCATCTTCGAGGGCACCGCGGACGTGTCGGGCAGCTTCACGGCCCTCTTCGATTCCGAGACCCTCTACAACAAGTTCGCGAACGAGACCGAGTCCAACCTCGTGATCCGGCTGAACGACATCGACGGCCTCGCCTGGCTCGAGTTCGGCCTGCCGCGCATCAAGTACGGCACCGGCAACTTCGAACCTCCGAGGGAGGGCCCCATCCCCGTGACCTTCGAGTTCCAGGCCCTCTACGACGATGTCGAGGCGACCGCCCTCTACATCAAGCGGTCGGCGTGATCCCCACCACCAAGGGCGCATAAGCACACCCCCGGGGCCTTCGCCCCGGGGTTTCCATAGGAGAGCGCAGCATGAGCAACGACAGCACCCCCCACCGGTTCGTTCTTTCCGACTTCCTGGCCAAGGACAGCGTCGAGATCGAGGTCATGCACCCCTACCAGGGCCCCACCGGCTGGTTCATGACGGTGCGTGGCAAGGCTTCGGTCGACTACATCAAGGCGCGAGCCGAACTGGTCGAGAACTCGGCCAAGGTCGGACGCGCCGCGCTCCAGAAGACGGCCCACTACGAGCGCCTGGAGACCAGCCTGCTCGTGGCCTCGATCCTCGGCTGGCGCGGCCTGCACGACGACACCGGCGCCGAGATCCCCTACTCCCCGGCCAAGGCCAAGGAACTGCTGGAGCACCCCGGGCTCTTCTGGCTCCGTGAGTTCCTGGACGGGAAGCTGCAGGACAGCGCCAGTTTTTTCTAGCACTTACGGCCCCGCTCGAGGATTGGTTTCGAGCGCAGGCCGAGCTGGACAAGGACGTCGACGGGTGCTCCATGCGGGAGCACCTCGTCGCGGCCTGGGTGAAAACGGGCGAGATGCCCGAGAAGTTGTCGAAGCTCCCCGAGCTCGATCCCGAGATCCGGCGCCTGATGATCTGGTACAGGGAGGCGGCGGTAGGCCGCCCCGCGGGGATGGGTGCGGGCCCTATCCCGATTCCCCACGCTGCCTGGCTGGCGTGGATGGAGTACACTGGGACGAGCCCGTCCGGGATGGAACGGCTACTGCTCCGAGAGATTGATGAGGCCTTCTGCAGGTCTCACATGCCCAAGAAGCAACTGCCAGGGGGGTAGGCCGTGTCCGTGGAACTCTCCAGCCTGACCGTAAAGCTGGACACCACCCCCGTCCAGACGGCGAAGAATCGGCTCGACGGCATGATGAAGTCGGCCACCGCCGCGGAGCGGGCACTCCTCGGTCTCGAGAACCGCACCCGGAGTCTCTACCAGGCGACGAGCACGCTCCTCGATGCCCTCGGCCGGGCCAACTCGGGGTTCAAGAAGTACGGCGAGTTCGCCTCGGGCGCAGCCCGTGGGATGAAGGACATGAACTCCGCCTCGGAGGTGACCTCTCGGCGCCTCGGCAGCGTGGCCACCTTCGCGGACAAGGCTGCCACGGCGGTGGCGCGCTACAAGGCCTCGCTCGCGGGCGCGGGGGTCCCCGGGATCCCCGGGGTTCTGGGTAACGCCGGTGGCGGTGCGGGCGGTCCTGGCGGTGCGTTCAGGGCCCGTTTCGGGGGCATCGCCAACTTCGGGCCCGTCTCGGGGGGCATGCTGACCTCTCTCCCTGCGGGCGCCGCGGCCCCCGTAGCCGCTGGGGTCGTGGGCGCCGCCATGTTCCTCGCTTCGGCCAAGGCCGCCGCGGAACTGGTGCAGAAGACCGTGGAAGTGAGCATGGCCTTCGAGAAGGTCAAGAACACGCTGGGAGTCGGCGTGGGCTTCGACAAGGTGGGCGAAGAGATGGCCTACGTCCGAGGGCTTTCCGACAAGCTGGGCATGAACCTGCTCTCCACGGCGCAGGGCTACGCCCAGATGACCGCTGCGTCCAAGGGCACTCGGCTGGAAGGTGAGGCCACTCGGAGGGTCTTCGAGGGCCTTTCCAAGGCGAGCACCGCGCTGCAGTGGTCCCAGCAGGACATGAGCCTGGCTCTCCTCGCGGTCACGCAGATGATCAGCAAGGGGAAGGTCAGTTCGGAAGAGCTCCGCCGGCAGCTGGGTGAACGCATGCCGGGAGCCATGAGGATGGCCGCGGACGCCATGGGCATCACCACCCGGGAACTGGAGAAGCAGCTCAAGGCCGGCAAGTTGATGACCGACGACTTCCTCCCGAAGTTCGCGGAGCAGCTGGAGAAGAAGTTCGGCCCCGCGGCCGAGCAGGCCGCGAATTCGCTGCAGGCCAACTTCAATCGCATGGAGACCGCGGTCCAGACCTTCTTCATGACGCTCGGGGAACTGGGCATCTCGGAAGGGTTCAAGCTGGCCATGAAGGGTGTGGCGCAGGCCGTGAAGTCGGTGACCGAGAGCGTGGAGGCTTTCGCGAAGACCGCGGGCGGTCAGGCCCTGGCTGCTTCCATTCGGACCCTGGGTGCGGAAGTGGGGAACCTGGTAGTGAACCTCACGGCCATGCTCAAGAGCACGTCCGCCATCCCCGGGGTGGTGGATGTGCTGACCTATTCCATGCTGGGCTTCTCCGCGGTCCTCGCCGGTATCCCCCCGTTCCTCAAGGCGGTGAACGCGGGCCTCTCGGCCTTCTCCTCGTTCCAGCTGGGCCTCGGCAAGCTGGCCACGGGCGATCTTGTTGGGGCCTCGGAAGCGTTCGCGGTCGGCAGGGTGCAGATGACCAACTACTCCAAGGCCGCGGAAGACATGGGCGGGGCCGTCGACGGCGTGTTCAAGCGGTTCGTGAACCTTCGCCAGGAGATTCAGAACCAGCAGAAGCTGGATGCCTTTGGCCCCTTCATCAAGGATCAGCCGAAGGGCCCTCAGGGCGTCGAAGAGCCGGCAGAGGCCGGCAAGAAGTCGCAGCTGGCCCGTTACATCGAGCAGTTGGACCAGAAGATCGCGGCCCTCAAGGGCGGCACGGAGGCGGCCCGCGAACTCCGGATCGAACAACTGAAGGGCACGGAGGCTGAGCGCGGGCTCGCCCTGGCCCGCTCGGAGGAGCTGAAGACCCTGGAGCTCGAGGCGTTCCAGGCGAAGGAAGCCAAGGCCGAGCAGGAGGCCCTCCGCAACACGCAGGAGCGCCTGGCCGCCGAGTTCATGAAGACCGTGGACCGTCAGGAGAACGGCGTCAGGAAGCTGAATGAGATGCAGGAGATCGGCCAGATGCTCATGGCCTCGGGCGTGATCACCGCGGAAGAGTACGCCCGAGCGATGGAAGGCCTGAACATGAAGTACAACGAAGGCCCTGGCGCTCTACAACCGGCAGGTGGAGGCCGCGGCGAAGCGTGCCCGTAACCGGGTGGACGAGCGCAATGGCTACATGGAAGAGATCGCGCTCCTCGAGGAAGCGGTCCGCCGAGGCTCGTTGCTCCCGGACATCGCGGCTCGACGGATCCTGGAGCTCAAGCGCAAGGTGAATCCGATGCTGGATGACCTCATCCAGACCTTCGACAATGCGGCCCAGCAGATGGGTGACGGCCTGGTGGAGGCCATCACGCGCTGGGAGTTCTCCTGGAGGGGTTTCGGGGACTTCATGAAGCAGATGGCCAACCAGATCATCAAGGAGATGATGCGAATCGTCACCTACCAGATGATCATGAAGCCTCTCCTCTACGGCTCGAGTGGCGGCGGCGGGTTCGCGGGCTGGCTCTCGAGTCTGTGGGGCAACGGCGCTTCGGGTAATTCACTCGGCGGTGGGCTGGCCGGAGCCTCGGGGGGCTCGACCGCAGGGCCCTTCGGCGCTGGCGGGCTGGGCGGAGCCACCGGCTCTTACGGCATTGCCCCCGCGGGCGGCATGCTGCCCTCGTTCAACCCCGGTGTCGCCCCCGCCGTGGGCTTCTCCGGCAAGACCGAGGTGAACATCAGCATCCAGTCCGACGGCAAGCAGGACACGCAGGTCACCTCGGACCTCGGTGCTGCCGTCGCGAACGACGTCAAGAACAGCGTGGACGAGCGGATCACCTTCCATCTGCGCCCCGGTGGCGCCATTGATCGCATGATCAAGGGGACGGCGTAATGGCTGCGGACTTCCTCTGGCTCCCCGACTACAAGGCCGCGAACGAGGACACCACCCCTCGGGTCCTGGTGTCCAAGTTCGACGATGGGTACGAGGAGCGTCGGGCCGATGGCCTCAACAACCTCCCCCGGACCTTCAACCTCACGTTCACTCGGGACAAGACCGAGATCGACGCCATCGTGTCGTTCCTTCGGGGGAAGCAGGGGTACCAGAAGTTCTCCTTCGTCCCCCCTCCCGACGATCCCGGTACGGGGGACACGATCAACGTGGTGTGCTCCGAGCCCTGGAAGAGGAACCAGGTGGACTACAACATCGTCACCCTCTCTGTCACTCTTCGTGAAGTGTTCGAGGCCTAACCATGCCCGTGACCATCCTCACCCGCGCCGCCAAGGGGTCTCCGCTCACTTCCGCGGAGATGGATACCAACCTGACCAACCTCAAGAACGCGGTAGACGCTTTCGCGGGGGGCGCCGCCCTGGACGCCCAGTACCTGGCGCTGGCGGCCCATGGCAGCCTCACCGACGAGCGGGTGTTTACCCCTGGGACGGGCCTCACGGCAGTGGACAGCGGTGCCGGCGCGGCGTACACCCTGAGCCTGGACAACGAGGTCATCCAGGACATGATCTCCACCTTCCTGGTGGCGGGCTCGGGCATCAGCCTCACCTACAACGACGCGGGCAACACCCTGACCATCGCGGCCACGGGCGGGGCCGCGGCCCCGCTTGGCGCGTCCTACGTCACCCTCGCCAACGACGGTTCGCTCACTGACGAACGGGTCCTCACCGCGGGCAACGCCATCACCCTCACGGACGGCGGCGCAGGCACCACCCTCACGGTGGCCGTCGACAACGAGGCCGTCCAGGACATGGTCAGCGCGTTCTTGGCCGCGGGGAACGCCATCTCCCTCAGCTACAACGACGCCGGGAACCTGCTCACGGTGGCCGTCGACAACGAGGTCATCCAGGACATGATGTCCTCCTTCCTGGTGGCGGGCTCGGGCATCACCCTCACCTACAGCGATGTGGGCAACACCCTGACCGCGGCCGTCGACAACGAGGCCGTCCAGGACATGATCTCCACCTTCCTGGTGGCGGGCTCGGGCATCAGCCTCACCTACAACGACGCGGGCAACACCCTGACCATCGCGGCCACGGGTGGAGGCGGCGGCGGGGCCCCCACTGGGGCCTCTTATGTGACCCTGGGGACCGATGTCGACCTCACCTCGGAGCGAGTCCTCACGGCGGGCTCCGGCATCACCCTGACCGACGGCGGGGCCGGCTCCACCATCACGGTGGCGGTCGACAACGAGGTCCTCCAGGACATGATCTCCACCTTCCTGGTGGCGGGCTCGGGCATCACCCTGACCTACAACGACGCGGGCAACACCCTGACCGTCGCGGTGTCCGGGACCGCGGGGACCCTCACCCAGGACTTCAATCTCACGGGAGTTCTCTCCCCCGCCCAGATCACGGCTGACCAGAACAACTACGAGCCCGCGAACATCGGCACGAACACCATCATCCGGCTCTCGTCGGACGCCAGCCGGAACGTCACTGGCATGGGCGGGGGCTCTTCGGGAGAGGTGAAGATCCTGGTCAACGTCGGGTCCTTCGACATCGTGCTGACCAACGAAGACGCCTCGTCCACGGCGGCGAACCGTTTCTCCTGGCCCCAGGGCGGCAGTTACACCCTGACCCCCGGCGGGTCCGTGACGGTGGCCTACGACAACACCTCCTCTCGGTGGCGGCCCGTTTCCCTCACGGGGTCCAGCACCTACTCCGTCTTCGACGTGGATGCGCCCCCCGCTTCGCCGTCTGCGCTGGACGACGAGTTCGACACCGCCGCGGGCAGCATCAACACGACCCTCTGGGCAGACCGCCCGAACTGGGCCGGGCTCACGGCCTCCGATGTCAGCACCACGGTCCCGGGGTGCCTCTACGCCTCTTGCCCCACCACGGGCGGGACGGGCACCTACCTCCTGCGGGATGCCCTCCAGGCGATCCCCGGCGGGGACTTCACCATCGTGACGAAGGTCCGCCCCCCGATCCACTACGCGAACTACACCCGCGTTGGGCTCGTGCTCAGCTCCTCGAACACCGCTGGCGCCGGGACCCAGGCGACCTTGGACTGCATCCACCAGTCCACGGCGAGCGGCCTCCAGGTGATCGGCGAGAAGTGGACAAACTTCAATGCCTTCTCCTCGACCATTCGTGGCGCGGTGAATCTCGACTATTCCGGGCATGTCTACCTCCGCATCCGCCGGAGTGGCACCGACTACTACTTCGGCCACAGCAACGATGGCATTCGGTGGGCTGAAGACCTGATGACCCTTGGCTTCACGCCGACCTACTTCGGGCTGAACATCCACAATTCCACGGCAGGCGGCACCAGGGACCTCCTCGGGGCCTGGGAGTGGTTCCGCTACTCCTCTTCGGCCTCGGCGACCTTCGGGCGCTGGCGCACCTTCAACAGCCACAGCGCGCTACTCACGGGCGCCCCCGTCGGTGCCCAGTACGTTGTGATGGCTACCGACGCCACGTTGACGGGAGAGCGGGTGCTGGCGCCCAACACGAACCAGTTCACCCTCACCGACGGCGGGGCCGGCGGAAATGCCTCCCTGAAGCTCACGGGCGTCGACCGTGTGGCCAAGACCGGGAACTACACGGCGACCTCTACCGAGTATGGCTCGGTCATTGAGGTCACGAGTGCCTCGGCCACGACCCAGACTCTGCCCACTGCCGCGAGCGTCACGGGCAAGGTGTTCACCTACATCAACGCGGGTGCGGGCGCCCTGGCGCTGGCTACCACTTCGGCTCAGACCATCAACGGCCTCACCGCAGCGAACTTCGTGCTCCAGCAGGGGCAGAGCATTTCGCTCTACTCCGACGGCTCGAACTGGTGGACCCTCTACCAGCATCGCCCCGTGGGAGGCACGTTCGCGCTCACCTCCGGCGCCACGGTCAACACCGATGCTGCCCAGTCGAACTCGTTCACGCTGACCCTGGGCACCAACATCACGCTCGCGAACCCGACCAACCTCCGCGCAGGCCAGACCTACGTCTGGAAGCTGAAGCAGGATGGGACGGGGAGCCGCACCTGCGCCTTCGGAACCGCGTTCCTCTTCCCCGGCGGTGTGGATCCGGTGCTCTCCACCGCGGCCAATACGGAAGACCTCCTGACGGCCTGGTGCGACGGGACGAACCTCTACTGCAACCTCCTGAAGGCCTTCGCGTGATCGCCCTAGCCCTCACCGCGCTCATGGTGGCGGACAGGGTCGTCTTCGGAGGCGGCTCGGCCTCCGCGGGCGGCTCGCCGCGCATCGACACCTCGGAAAAGTACACCATGGCCACCAATGCCTGGGTCAGCCTGGGCACCCTCAGCGCGGTGAGGGCCCGTTTCGGCAGCTTCTCGTTCATCAACAAGGGCTTCATTGTGGGGGGCGAGGACAGCGGCGGCACGCGGGTCACCACGGTCCAGGACTGGACCTGGTCCTCGGAGGCCTGGGGGTCAGCCACGGGACTCACCACGGCGGCCCGAAGCACGTTCGTGTTCAACGGCGCCTCGGGAAAGGGGGTCTCCGTGGGGGGGTCCACCGTGTCGGGGGACGTCCAGACGGGGGAGAAGTTCGCCTACCCCGCGGGCACCTGGGCGTCTTCGGGCAGCCTGACGGGCACTGCGCGCTCTCGCGGAGGTTCCGCATCGAGCCAGACCATCGGCTACTGTCTCGGCGGGCAGACCACTGAAGGCACCGCTTCCACCGGGGTGACCACCACCGACAAGTACACCTACAGCAGCGACACCACCGCAGCAGGTACTGCTCTCGGGACGGCTGTGGGCGGCGGTGCACTGGGCGCGGCTTCCAGTCCCACCAAGGGCTACGCGATCCACGGCCTCAATACCTCGGGCGCGTTCATCGCGAACATCCAGAAGTACACCTTCAGCGGGGACACCGTGGTGGACACCGCCAGCCTCGGTACCGCCCTGGGAGGGGAGTGCAACGGGAGCCTGGTCTACGCCACGGTGATCGCGGGGGGGACCACCGGGGCGACCAACAACAAGGTGGACATCTGGAACCACGCGGCGGAAACTATCACGGGCTCCACGGCCCTTTCCACGAACCGAAACCGAGCCCCGGGGCTCTCGTCGAACCCCGCCTGGTGCTGAGGAGAGAGCATGTACTGGCGCAATTCCGATTTTCAATGGGCCCATTTCATCGAGGCGTACACCCCTGATGAGAAGTACCGGGTGCTGAAGCAGCAATTGCGGGAGCGCCAGAAGGCCTTGGCCCTAGCTACCGCGGGGAAGATGAGGGAGGAGATGCGGCGCTCGGACCTCAAGGCCCTGGTGAATGCCCGCAACGACAAGATGGCCAAGGAAGCGATGGCCGAACTCCTCACCCTCGACGCCGAGACCATGGAGGTCGACGACTGCATCGCGGCGTGCAAGCACGAGATCGAGACCATCGAGAAACTGCTGGCCGAGATCGAGCCAAAGCGGAAGTTCGCTCACCTTCCTGACGAAGAAGCGTTTCAGGCGTGCCAGGAAGCGGAGTGGGTCGCGAAGCTGCTCGCGAGGGCTGAGGACATGCTTGAGTCCCAGGGGTTCATCTCGTGGGACCACCTTCGCACGATGAAGTCGCACCCGCAGTGGGCAACCCGGATCCAGCCCGCCATCCAGATGAAGCGTGAAGAGCTGTATACTTCTCATTACCGCCGGGCGGCTCTGGTGTCCGGCGCCCAGGCGTACTCGACCCTCGGAGGTTCCGAATGAGCACCACTGTCGCCCTGACCGATCCACCGCAGCCCCCCACCCCCGCGGTCTCTGCCGAGCACCGCACCTCCGGGTTCCGGGTGTCGGTGCCGACTGCGGCCCCCCGGGAGCTGACCGTCTACCGGGAGGTCATCTACCGGGACGCCGATGGGGAAGTGACCATGGCCCCTCCGGGATACACCACGGCCTACGAGTACCCCATCGTGGTCACCCCCGAGTTCGTGGCCAAGTACCCCCAGGCCGTGAGCATCATGTCGGATCTCGCGGCCCTCTTTGACGCCGAGGACCCGGTCGTCCACCCGGTGAGCTGACATGCCCGCCGGAGGCACGTTCAATCTCGGCGGGTTCGAGACCGACTACACGTCCCCTGGATATGTCCTCGCGGGGTACATGGACAACACCCCCGTGGACCAGCGTGCGCGCACGCTCCAAGGGGACGCGGTCATCGAGATGTTCATCATCGACGCGAGCAACTACGATGGCGGCCCCACTTATCACTTCGCGGGCCTCACCAATGAACTGAAGGCCTCCCTCGTGTGGCAGGGCGTCACCTACACTCCCTTCCCCGTTAAGGCCGAAGGCTTCGAGTTCTCTGCCGACGGGACGGTGCCTCGGCCCAAGTTGTCCTTCTCGAACGTCGCGGGCCTGGTGTCGGCCGCGCTCGCTCAGTACGAGGACTTCCACGGCGCACGAGTCACCAGGAAGCGCACCGAATCCCGGTTCCTGGACGCCGCCAACTTCCTCTCAGGGAACCCGAACGCGAATCCGAATGCGGGGTGGCCCGACGACATCTTCTACGTCGAACGCAAAGAGGTCGAGACCAAGGAATTGATCGTCCTCGAACTGGCGTCCGCTGCAGACCTGCAGGGCGCGAAGATCCCCAAGCGGGTGTGCGTCGCGGGCACCTGTCCGTGGGTCTACAAGGGCGCTGAGTGCGGCTATGCCGGCGGACTCCCCACTTGCGACAAGACGCTCACCGATTGCGAGACCCATTTCGGGGCGAACGAGCCTCTCCCCTTCGGAGGGTTCCCTGGGGTGGGGCGCTTCCGGAGGTAGCCATGGACCTAGAGCAGGGCCTGGTGGACCAGATGATGCAGCACGCTCGGGAGGAGGCCCCCCGAGAGGCGTGCGGGCTTCTGGTCGAGAGCGACGGGGTCCGAACGTACCACCGGTGCAGGAACATTTCCGCCGAGGTCGGCGAGTTTCACATCCACCCGGTGGACCAGATCAGGGCCGCCAGGTCCGGAAAGACGGTGGCGGTGGTCCACTCCCACCCCCGGAGTGACCCGGGGGCGTCCATGGCCGACCTGGTGGCTATCGAGAGCTCCGACGTGCCTTGGATCATCGTCTCCCCTCATCTGAACGAGTACCGGGTCCATGAGGCGTGCGGGATCGAGACGCCCCTCGCCGGCCGGCCTTTTGTCTACGGCCTCACGGACTGCGCTTCGTTGGTGGTCGACTACTACCGGACGAACCTCGGCATCGTGATCCCGCCCTTCAAGCATCAGTTCGGCTGGTGGGACAAGGGCCTGGACCTCTATCGGACGGTCCCTCCGACCCTGGGCTTCGTCCGGGTGACTGGGCAGCCCCTCCAGAAGTACGATCTACTCGTTCTTATGCTCGAAAATCACCCGGTCCCGACCCACGCAGGCATCTACTTCCCTCCCGAGGACGGAAAGCCGGCCAGGATCCTCCACCACCTTCGAGGCAGGGTTCCCAGGATGGATACATTCGGTGGATACTGGCAAAAGGCGCACGTCGAAACGTTCCGCCACCCGGAGGCATCCAGATGTTCGTGACCCTTCACCTCGGCGGCTTCCTGGGGCCGAAGTACGGGCACCTGAACAACGGCGCCCCGCTACGGTTCCAGGTGTCCCGCGCAGTGGACGCGGTCAAGGCGCTGGCCATCCAGGTGCCTGAGTTCAAGCGGGACGTGCTGGACTACCAGCCGGGGTGGCACCTCATCGTGGGTGATGAGTGCCTGGGGCCTGACCGGCTGGGCATGCTCGCATCCAGTGAGGACGTCTATCTCGTCCCTGCCATCGGGGGCGGCGACAACCCGCTGGTGAAGATCCTCATCGGGGCGGCCATCATCTACTTCACGGCGGGCGGTGGGACCAGCATCGCGGCGGGGTGGATGACTGGTGCGGGGCTCTCCGCGGGCTTCGCGGCGGGCGCCGCCAGCATCGCCTTCGGCATCGGTGTGAACCTGGTGCTGGGGGGAGTGTCTCAGTTGCTCTACACGGCACCGAAGGGGGCAGGCCCCGCCGAGAGCCCCGAGAACAAGCCCTCCTATGTCTTCAGCGGGCCCGTCAACGCCGAGGCCCAGGGCCACCCCATCCCCCTCCTCTACGGGAAACTCCGCGTGGGCTCCGTGGTCGCCTCTGCAGGCATCGAGACGGTGGACATCTACAGCCGCTCGGGCTCGGGCGGTGGCGGCGGAACCGGCGACGGCGGCGGTGGCTGGGATGACTGGGGCAGTGATGGCGGCGGCGGCTGGGTCGACAAGAACTTTGGGCTCTGAGGAGTGGAAA